AAACCAGATGGTAGAAGATAATGGCTGACTTAAGTGCTGTAGAAAAACAAAAATATAAAATATTTAAAAATCAAGTTGATTTAGATAAACCATATAAAGATCAAAATATTTTACTTAAAGGTAACACATCAGAGGAACAGTTTAATAAATTTAAAGGTTTGATGGAATCTGAAAAAGGTTTTATTGGTAATATTTTAGATGCCATTAATCCTTTTGCTAGTGCAGAAGCTTCTGATCTTGGTGCAATTCAAGACGCAGGTTTAAAAGAATTATTTGAAAGTCAAATAACTGGTACCCAAACAGATCCCACAGATCTATTTCCTCAACTTCAAATTCAAGATCTTGTGGATCCAAGTGTAAACATAGATGAGTTTGGCGTAGGATCACTAGATGCTCTTCAAAGACTAATAGATGCTAAAGCTGCAGAGCAAGCACCTGTAGCTATGAGACCAGTAGACCCTCTTAGTAGTTTAATTCCTCAAGTTTCAGGATTTGTTGGACCTCAATTTAGAGGTGTAGGTAGTTTAGGTAGAGATGATAAAGATGTTGAACAAGTGTCTTCTTTAACTGAACCTACAGGTATTAGAAAATTATTACAGTTTTTACCTTTTGGAGATAAATCACTTTTAAGAAAAGGTTTGAGTGCTGTTGCAGATCAATTTAAATCTGATCCTAGAGCTATTTCTATGAGAAACTTTTATGGTAATAGATTTGGTTTAACTGGTATAGGTCAAGTGGCTTCGGGTCCTATGAGAGGATATAATCCTGTATCAGGTGGATTGTTTGGTAGAGAAAAAACATTTGGTTTAGACAAATCTATAGCAGATAGAATTAGAACCAGATCTACCATAGGACAAGCAAGAATTAACGAAAGATTTGGAAAAGACTCTAAGAGGGCGTTAGATTTTGCAGCTAAAACAAAAGAATTACAAAATTTAGGAAAAGATGAAAGAGGTAATAAATCATTAGACAAAGCTTTTGATAGAGATAGAACAAGAGCAAAAGATTTAGATAGAATGAGAGGTGGAGTTGGTAGATAATGGCAAAGGTTACTATAAATATACCTGAACCAAAAGAAGAGTATGAGGTAGATAATCAAAGACAGATATTAGAAGCCTTAGATACTATGAAGAATCAACTTAATTTTGCATTTCAAAATGATTTAAAAAATGAACAAGATGCATTTAATTACTTTATATCATGACAATACAGTATAAAAATCAAGGATTTTCACAATCAGGAACTGGAGCCACAACTGTGCTTACATGTCCAATTGATGCAACTATAATAATTAAAAGTATTTATTGTTCAAATAATGATGCCTCTTCTGCAATAGAAGTTATAGCTCAATTAACAGATTCTTCAGCTAGTACAGATTTTGAATTTTTTAGGGATGAGATTTCAGCTAAATCACAAGTGAACGCTGCGCCTCAAGGAATAAATTTAGAAGCATCAGATGCAATTAAAATTATAGCCACCACGGGTAGTAACAAAATACAAGGTGTAATTAGTTACGCACAAATAGATAGATCACAGGAAAACGGCTAAACATACTTGAAATTATTAGAGATTAATGTTATCAAAATAGCAGAATGGATGATTTACCAAAAATAGAATGTACTACAGTAGTAACTTGGCGTAATACTAAAACAGGTGAAGTGTTTAAAGAAAAGAAAGATGGGCCAGATATAGCACAAGATGTAACTGTGCAAGTATCTCCGAAAGGTTTAGATATTTTACAGAAAGTTATGAAAAAACACAATGAACGAAAACCCTAAAGGTGGGACTGAGCTACAATTAGGATTTTTAAATAATCGAGTAGACAAGAGTCTACTAGATAAATTTTCTATTTGTACTTCTGTGCCAGAAAAGATACCACTAGATAATTCAAAGATAAATATTCTTTGGCAAAAGAATTCCTATGATCAACCAAATTTAGCACCTTGGTTTCAAGATAAATCAAATCATAATAAATACGACTGGTATGTATTCAACAGTCATTGGAACTACGAAAAGTTTAGAACATACTTTGATGTGCCAACTGAAAAATGTGTAGTAATAAAAAATGGTATAGAAAAAATAGAACCCATATCTACTACTTACAGTAAAGGTGACCCTATAAAAATTATACATCAAAATACACCATGGAGAGGATTAAATGTTTTATTAGGTGCCATGCAGTTAATTAATAATCCACTTATCACTCTAGATGTATATTCATCTACAGAAGTTTACGGTAAAAGTTTTTACGATGAAAATGATAAATACTATCAAACTCTTTATGATCAAGCTGAGTCTTTACCGAATGTAAATTATATTGGTTATAAACCAAACAATTATATCGTAGAGCATTTAAAAGATTATAGAATGTATGTGTATCCAAGTATATTTGAAGAAACATCTTGTATATCTTTACTAGAATGTATGGCAGCTGGTCTGTATTGTATTACTACTAACTTTGGTGCACTATTTGAAACAGGCGCAGAGTTTCCAATGTATATACCTTACTCTAAAGATTATAAATCTCTATCACGTAAGTTTGCAAATGGCATAGAAGCAGCGGCAATATCTTTAGAGGATGATACAATAAACGATCATTTAAAATTTCAAATAGATTACACAAATAAATATTATAGTTGGGATAAACAAGCGATATCCTGGAATAGATTTTTACAAGGAGCTTTACATGCAAAACAATGATCCTATCTGGTTTGATAAAAAGACAAGACCAAACGAAGATACTTATCAAACTATAAAACAAGGTAATGTAACTGAGATACATATAGGTGGAGAACCTAAATATAAGATAATGGTTTGCACGCCATGTCACTCAGATGTGTCTATGCATTACACCCAGGCTGTATTAAAGTTTCAACAAGAATGTTTACGTAATAATATACTTGTAAGTTTCACATTACTAAAATCATCTTTGGTTACTCAAGGTAGAAATCTTTGTGTTGCTGACTTTGTTGGTCATGAGCATGAGTATCAACATTTATTGTTTATAGACTCAGATATAGACTTTGAATATGAAACAATAATTAAAATGTTAGAAGCAGATAAAGATATTATAGCTTGTCCTTACCCTATGAAAACAATTGATGAAGATAAGATGTGGAGAAGATTAACAGAGAAGTATGATACGATTAAAAATAAAAGTGATATTATAAAATCAAGTTATATGTTTCCAATGAAAGTTAAAAACAAAGATAATATAACAGTAGAAAATGGCATCATGGAAGCGACTCATGTACCTACAGGATGCACACTAATTAAAAGAC